CGAACTCAAGTTCGTGGTGGCTACATCGACAACGGACACTCTTGCGGTTGCGGCCGGATCGGGTGAAACGGCCGACACAATCACAATCACGGTTGCGCAAACGACGGCTTCCAATAATACGGCGGCAAAGATTCAGACCGCTTTACGCGCACTCGGAACTGTCAATGAAATTGACGTCAGCGCGTTTGGCTGTGTTGGCTCTGCCGGATGGGATGCGGGCACAGTGGCCAAAAAGAACGATACGGCGGTCGCGATGGCAAGCGGTGTCACGGGAACGTATGACGAGTACGCGGTTGATTATGAGTTACCTGAACCGCGCACCCTTATTGCGACGGCGGCGGGCACTGCCGCACACGTGGCTCATGTGGCGGTAACGGCCGAGGGGCTTGATGGTGACGGTCAGGAGATCGAAGAGGAGTTGCCGTATTTTACGGCTGACACCGCGTCGAGCAATACTGCGACCGGCTCCAAGGCTTTTGCAAAAGTCACTAAGCTCAAGGTTCCGTCACACGACGGAGCGGATGCCACAACCGCGGTTGGGTTTACTGATGTGTTTGGATTGCCGTACAGACTTGGGCACAAGATGCTCACGGTTGCTTTTGACGGCACGTGGGAAGCGTCGGCGCCGACCGTCGCTTTGAGCGACGAGTTGTGCCTCAACACCATTGACATCGTTGGCACGCCAGACGGCGAAAAGGATGTTGACATCCTGATGTATTTGTAGGAGGTAGCATATGGCGGTATCAGCAGGTGTAACGTCAAGTGTTGACAGCGGCAGTTATACCACCGCGCAGACCGTTGCTTTGTCAACGACAGAGGAAACCGGCGTTATCCACTACACCGTAGATGGAAAAACGCCGACGTCTGAGTCAACAACGTATACTGCGCCGATTGCTCTGGCCGCCGGAACCAAAACGTACATCAAGGCGATCACGGTGACAGACGGCAAAGACAACTCGGCGGTTCTTACCGTGTACATCACGGTTGACGAGTCGTACTTAACCAAGATTCGGCGGGCGTGTCGAGCAAACACGGACGCGGACACCGATGCGGAACTGACAGACATCATTGACGAATGTCGGCTGGATCTTCAGTCGGTGGGCGTCGTTTCAGCGAAAACAAGCGACGAAACGGACGCGCTCATCTTGGGCGCTGTCCGGTCGTTCGCGCGCTGGAAGTTTGGTGTGGACGAAAAAGATGCGGCGGCAAATCGCGCAGACTACATGATACAGCGCGACGAACTTCGCAGGAAGCGCGACTACGCCACGTATGCGATTACGTTTGTTGTTACGGCCGACTCGACGCCGATTCCCGATGCGGTGGTCACGTTTAACGGTGAAACCCAAGAGACCAACGCGTCCGGCACTGCTGTTTTTTATTATGTCGGCACTGGTGTCAATCAAGAATACACCGCAAGCGCGACTGGATATGTGTCGCAGGTCGGTGACCTAGATGTCACCGCTACGGCAACGGTCAATGTCGCCATGACAGCGGGGTGATGTGATGGGAAGAAGCAATAAGATCGTTATTCAGCGCAAAACGACCACGTACAACGAGTACAACGAACCGATCGATTCGTGGTCGGACTTGGGTTGGTTTTGGGCGAAGGTGACCACGACCGGAGGCGGGGCCTTCTACGCGGCGCAGAAACTCAACGAAACGATGTCCTGTCTATTTACCGTGCGGTACACATCGCTTATCGACGTTATGGATCGGGTAGTTTTCGGAGGCAAAACCTTTGAAATTCTCGCGCTAAACGACGTTGATGCGCGGCACGCGGATCTTCAGATCACAGCGAAGGAGATTGTATGAGCATTGAGTCTGTATTAACGACCAAGATTCTAGCGACCTCCGGCATCACGGCTCTTATTGGGCGCCGTTTTCACTGGGATGTCGCACCGCAAGGCACGGCGCTTCCGTATGTGATTGCGATCAACGTATCGGACGTGCCAGACTACACGCATCAGGGTGAAATCGACCTGCGCAGTCCGATGATTCAATTCACCGCATATGCCGCGACCAAGGTTGCGGCGGCGGCGGTGGCGACACAGATCAAGGCGGCGCTCAGCGACTATCAGGGCACCCTGACCGACGTGTACGTTCATCACATCATGCTCGTTAACGAATTTTCGTCATGCGACAAAACCGCAGACGGCACGCAAACAACATTTTTTCATGACCTCGAATATGAGGTTTGCTATCAGAAATAAGGAGGAATAGAAATGTCACATGACACTTTTGGCACTTCCCTTACATGGGACGGAGTAGTAGTGGCCTCGCTCAAAAACATCAACGGGATTGAGATCACCGCGGACACCTACGAAAAAACCACACACCAGAGTACAGCCGCATTCAAGGAATGGGCGGCCGGACTTTTGGACGCGGGCGAAGTCTCTGTTGAGGGATTCTTTTCAAACGCAGATACTACGGGACAACAGGCGATGCTTGTTGACCAGACCGCAAGGGCGGCCAAGACGGGAATCATCACCTTTCCGTCGGCCGTGGGTACGACGTGGACATTCTCTGGCGTGATTACGTCGGTGAAGATCGGCGACGCGCCTTTGGCAGACGGCATTCCGTTCTCTGCCAAGATCAAGGTATCGGGTCAGCCGACATTGGCGGTTGCTACTGTCACCGGCATGAGCGACTGCTCGATCAGCGCATCCGCGGTTGTGTCACCGACCTTTGCGACAGGTACGTATGCCTATGTTGCGACCGTTTTGACGGACGTTGCGTCGGTACAATTCACCTGCACATCCGGCGAAACCATCACCCTAGCATCCGGCGCGGCTACGCAGACGCTGACCTCTACGGTTGCGTCCGGCGATGTGGCTCTGGCGATCGGGCTAAACACGGTTACGATCACCATTTCCGACACGGCTAAGATTTCGAAGGTCTACACATTCACCGTTGTGAGAGCCGCAAGCTAACACGACAATCTGGGGGCAGGGACGCCTGTCCCCCCTACGGGGGAGATAACAATGGGAATACCATTTACGACAATTAAACTCGATAAAGACTACGAACTTCGACTGGACTTTTCCGCGATGCTCAAGTACGAGCAGATCACGGGCAAGAAGATATCTGAAGAGACACAGGAAATCACGCCGACATCGGCGATTGATTTTCTGTACGTCATGCTGTCCGCAAAAGACTCAAGCCTTACCAAAGAGGCTGTTATTAAACTTTTAGACGACTACGCGCCTGGCACGCTTTACGTTGTCAACTGCATCGTGAAGTGCATCAACGCGGCGGTGGGAAACGGCAAGGAAAAAAACGCGTAGACGACTCAAGACCGGAGTTTTTGGACTTGTCCGAGAACTTCGCGTTTTGGGTCGGCAGAATGAACAAATCACCGCGTGATTTTTACTGGCTCACTTGGAGCGAATTCTCCGACATCGTTGACGAATGGGTGGACGACAAAAAAGCGGAACACCGGGGACAGTTGGCCTTAGCGTGGAACATTGCAAACCTTGTCCGCGCGAAAGAATTGCCGGAGTTTAAGGATCTAGTCGCGTCAACCGTTCCGAAAGCGCCACAGACCGAGCAACAGATGTTTGAAATGTGTCGCGTGCTCAATGCGGCGTTCGGCGGGAAAGAGGTTATCAGTGGATAGCGCAATTCAAATTCAGGGATTAGATGTTCTTGTTCTTGCTTTTTCTGAACTGCCGGAGGAAGCCGTTGTCAAACTGACCCCGACCGTTCAGGCGACGGGCGGCGTGGTGTTGGGACATGCGGTACACAATGCCCTGAATTTGAATGGTACGGGTCAATTGTCTCGTAGTTTGTATTTTAAGATGAACAAAAACAAATCCAAATACGTCATTATTGGGCATATATCTTGGGGCAAAGACGTTAGCGCATATGCCGCGCCGTTGGAACTTGGGCATTTACTGCGACGCACAAAGGGCGGTTTTGCGTATGGCTATGTTGAGGCGCATCCGTGGCTTCGTCCGGCGGCTGATACGTCGCGCCCGCTGACCAATAAAATGATCGAAGAAAAGATGGGGCGAATTCTTGACGAAATGGGGGGTCAAAGGTGAGTAATGTCATTCGCAATCTAGTCGTCAAGGTAGGCGCCGATACCAGGGTTTTTTCGGCCAATATGAAACAGGTGTCGAAGGATCTGACATCGCACGGAAAGACAATGCAGAATCTTGGGCGATCCATGACGCAGTATGTCACTTTACCGCTTGTCGCCGGTGGAGCGGCGGCGGTAAAAATGGCGGCTGACTACGGCGAAACGCTGAACAAGTTGGATGTTATTTTCGGCGATCAAGCACAGGTCATCAAGGACTGGAGCAAGACGACCATTGACCAATTCGGGTTAGCGCGGTCAACGTCGGCCGATATGGTTGCGACGTTTGGCGACATGGCTACGTCAATGGGGTTGACAAAAGACGAAGCCGCTAAATTGGGCATGCAGTTGGTCGGCCGCGCGGCTGACATGGCGTCATTCAAGAATATTTCGATTGATGTTGCCAACACGGGCATGACGGCGGTGTTCACCGGCGAAACAGAGTCGTTAAAAAAATTAGGCGTAGTAATGACCGAGGCCAACCTGAAACAATTTATGTTGGCCAACAATTACACCAAGGCTTATGAGGAATTGTCGCAGTACGAAAAGGTCATGTTGCGCGCCGACTACGTTATGCAAGCCACAAATAATTCGGCGGGCGACTTTGCAGAAACATCAGATTCAGCGTCCAATCAAATGAAGCTTGTCGTCGAGTCTGCGAAGGAACTGGGTGTTGCATTTGGCGAAGAGTTGTTACCGATGGTTTTGCCGCTGATTAAGGGCACGACGGACCTGTTAAAGGAATTTGGTCAGCTCGACACGGGCACGAAAAAAATGATCGTATCTGCCGCGCTTTTGGCGGCGGGAGTTGGACCTGTTGCAACTATCATGGGAAAAGTGACTCTTGCATCGAGCAAAGTCACCAGCTGGCTTGCCAAGCAAGCGGCGGCGCATGCGGCAACGGCGGTATCAGCGAAGGCGTCGGGTGTTGCCATTGCCGGAACGACGACGGCCACGAAAGGCTTGGCGGCGGCGTCTGCTACGGCTACGGCGGCAATGGGTCCGCTGATTGCTGTTGCCGCGGTCTTGGCAATTGCGGCAGTGGCAATCACGGCAAAGACCAACGAACTTAATGCGGCAATGGAAGATTTAGACACACAGCGCGCCGAAAGTGCAGCCAAGATGTCCGCGTCCGAAGCGGTCGTTGCGAATGCGATTGCGCAAGTCACGGCCGCGATGCATGACAATACCGTTGCGCAAGAGATTAATTATGCCGCATCGCAAACGTCGATTGACACCATTCAGTCTTACGGCGATGCGCTGATGGAATCTGATTCGCGCATGTCGGAGTGGGACGGCGGGATTTCTGACGCGCAAGCGCGGCTGTCCGAACTAGCCGACCAAGTCGCGCAAGAGTCGAGAGACTACACCGAGGCTGAGATTAAAGAAATTTCCGCGTTGATTGATGTCATCGACGTATACACGCAGAAAAAAGCGGAACTATATCAGTCCCGAATGGGAACCCTCAGTGTCATCATCCAACAAGAGCGACAACT